GTGGAAAAGAAGAAGCCATATTTGGCTCATTTTCACACGTTGGGCCCAGCCGCAATGAACTACGCCATGCGCGTCGTCGATCAGACGTTGCTGGAGATAGCTGAGGCGCGGATCACAAAAAAATACAACTCAAATTGGGGCTCATACTCAGAGCACGACTTACCAGGTTATTTGGCAGACACAATAGGAGACTAAAATGGACTACAGACTAGAAAACGTTGAGGCGTTGTGGCCTCGAATAGACAAGGCATACGCCTACGACAAGGCGCAGGGCTCATCAATACCAGTGGCGGCGACCGACTCGTCTGGCGCATACGAAATGTCGGTGATTATGGGTGAGGATCAAGCCAAGGATCTCGCGGCAAAAATGAAGGAAGTGTTTAATTCTGACGAGAAAACCAAAGGCAAGAAGTGGATCGTCAAAAAGAAAGACCCGGAGACGGGCATGGAGGCAGACAAGCTGGTCAAAAGCCTGGACGACATTTTTACGAAGGATGACGGCGTCTACCGAGCAAAATTAAAAATGCCTACATACGGCGACCCAAGGACAAAGCCCCGGCAATACATGTCTGACGGCACGCCAGCGGCTGAAGACTTCCAGCTTACTGGTGGCAGCATCATACACGTCATGTTTCGCATTAAAACCTGGGAGTACGGCGGCAGGGTTGGCATTGGGTTGCGTCCCACTGGCGTCATGGTTGTGCGTCTGGCTGAACCGCAAGAAGCCCCGGCCAGCGCGATGTTTGACGATCTGATAGAGGCTGACCCGCTGAAGGACACGCTCATGGGCAAGGCATTGGATGACAACGCCCCGGCAGAGCCAGCCAAAACTGAGGCAGTGAACCCGTTCGGCGAAACCGAGCAAAAAGAAGAACAGAAAATCGCGTCAGATATGGACGACGAGATCCCATTTTAGAGGTGCGTCATGGAAAATAAATTAATTGGAAAATATGCAGTATCGTATGAGTTTCGTATAGACGATGCGAAGCGCCCTGCACAGCAAATGCTCATCGTAGATGTTATTGGAAATTATGCTTTCGTAGAGTATTTAGATTGGGCTTTTGGCGATCCTTTGCATTGCGGTTTGTGTACGCTCAAACAAATACATGAAGATGAGTGGACATTCCACAATAATCATGGCGAGCTGCGCCAACATCTTAATCGACATTTCCCGATATTTAAAAAAGAAAATGCCTGACTTTCCCAAGCCATACTGGTCGGAATGGTCAGACCGTATCATCACGCGCTACTCATTGCGTGAGGGGCCGCCGGGCGAGCATCATGGGGCTTGCCCGAGCTGCGGCCACAACGACTGGCCCTCCACCAGGTTTTGGATCAATGAAAAGGACGGCCTGGTGAAGTTTGCCTGCCGCCAGTGCAACGATTTCAATGCCATCGTGGCTGAGATGGAGCACGACGGCGTTTGGCCTATAGCGCCGACGCAGCCAGGCGTCATACAGCATAGGGTCACGGCGGCAGACTTTGCCAATGTGGTGCCGTTGCCTAAGCTTGAGCCCGAGCCAGAGCCCGAGACGGCGCAGTTCGACCCTTACACGCCGTACAATGAGCGAAAAGGCGTAAAGCTCATAGGCGCGGTCCTGGAGGGCGCTGACGTGGTGGTCCCGCTGTTTAACACCGACAAGCAGCAAGTGGGACAGCAACGCATCTCACCCAACGGCAACAAAAAGTTCAACCAAGGCCTAAAGAAGGACGGCGTGTTTGGCGTGGTCGGCGTGTTTACCCCGGACAATCCCGGTACCTGTTGGTTGAGCGAAGGCTGGGCCACGAGCGTGTCGGTGCACCAGGCGCTGGACGAGCTCTACCCGGTGTTTTTTGGGCTAGACAAATCAAACTTACAAACAGTGGTGGACGCGCTGCAACAAAAGTGGCCCGGCATAGATCTACGCATCGCCGCAGACAATGACGCGGACAACGGCGGCCAGGAGGCAGCAAGAAAGACCGGGCTGCCTTACGCCGCCCCAGAGCAACCAAACACAGACTGGAACGACGTACACGCCCAGCAAGGCCTGCACGCGGTAAAGGCGGGGCTAAACAAGCTCACGCAGCCTGAGACGCTCCTGGATGAGCTGGTGTGGATCGGCGACGCCAAACCCATGCTGCGCTCAAACTACCTCATAAAGGGTTGGTTAGGCCGACAGCAAATGTCTGTGCTCTACGGGCAGTCTAACACCGGGAAGAGCTTCCTGATGCTGGACATGGCTTACCACGTCGCCGCAGGCCGAGATTGGCACGGGCACAAGGTCAAGCAAGGCGTCACGCTCTACCTGGCTGCGGAGGGGGGACACGGGTACCTCAACCGCGCCAGGGTCATTCAAGACTACTACCAGGATGAAGACGTGCCATTGGCGGTGCGCCCCTGCCCGGTTAACTTGCTTGACCCGGCAATAGACATGCAAAAATTGTTGGACCTGATCGACCTGGTAAAAGAAAAGCACGGCAGCATTGAGCTCATCGTGGTCGACACGCTGTCCCGCGCCATCGCCGGGGGTAACGAAAACGCCCCGGAAACCATGACGGCGGTCATCCAGCATTGCGACATACTCAGGGGGCACGCAAAGGCGTCTATTGCGGTGGTGCATCACTCAGGCAAGGCCACAGACACTGCCAGGGGTCACAGTAGCTTACGCGCCGCCACAGACACAGAGATAGAGCTCACCGTGGATGACGGCAGCCGACTAAGGTTCGCCAAGGCAACCAAGCAACGCGACATGGAGAGCGGCCACGAGTTTGCATTTGAATTAAACGCGGTGGAGCTGGGCATAGATGAAGACGGCGACCCGGTGACGAGCTGCCACATTATCCCGGTGGATGAAGAGCGCACAACCGAAGCAAAAACAAAGCTCACCAAAAATGAAAAGCTGGTGATGAATTGCTTCACGCAGCTATGGGGTGAGCTCGTCGGAGGGCCAAACAAGAGCGGCGCAGGCTTCCCGGAGGGCGGCACCAGGTGGGCAATAGAAGAGGAAGACATACGCAAACACTTCTACGGGAAGGCGTCAGCGGTGAACAAAAGGCAGGCCTACACACGGGCGATAGAGGGGCTCACCGACAAGGGTGAAATAGCCAAAAATGAGGGGTTTTTCTGGTTGGTACGCTCAAAGCACAAATTGTGACGGGCGTACCAGAGGTGTACCAAAAACGGCAGGGATTATGTTATTGATTATACTATATAAAATATTACAAATGGTACGCTTTGGTACGGTTTGGTACACCAAATGGTACGGGACAAGCCTTAGCGTACCACCCGTACCAATTACCTTTAGGTATTGGTACGGTGTACAGCTTGTGAGGTGGTACGCAAAATGTGGGCATTGCGATGCCTGAGATGAAGAGAGATTTAAGCTGGCGAGCAGCAGATTATTCCACACTGCCGAAAAGAGATTTCACCCGAGCGTTGGCTGATGTTGATTTGGCTCAACTGGAGGGTATCGCCAATCGCCGGAAATTCCTCAACGCAAATCACCTGGTGAAATGGAACGCCTGGCAACGCAACGCAATCCTCAACCGAAAGTATGAGCTGGAGAAAAGCAGTGGACCCGTTTGAGGAGCAGCTCAAGAAATTAATGATGGAGTTTGAACGGAAGCGAGCCGCGCTTGGATTGCGTGCCGCCCTGCCCGACGACAAACGCAGACGAGTATGGAGCGAACCATTGACGAAACATGAGTTACACTTCCTGGGGTTTATGCGAGCTGAGGGAATAATGACAGCCGAGGAGCTGGCCGGGGCAATGGATGAAAACTTACGCGTCACCAGGAAGACGCTGATGAGCCTGATCGACCGAGGGTACGTCAAGGTCGTCAGCGATCTCAAAGGTTACGCAAAATACAGAGCGAGGACAGCAAGTGAATTACCAGGAGATTTTTAAGGAAGCGCAAGAGATAATCTCAGAGCGTGAGCAGAGTTACGGAGACGCCCGTCAGATGCACCAAAGCATCGCAGACAGATGGAACAGCGTGCTCAAGGGAAAGCTAACTGAGGGCGCCTCTCTGAGCGCGTATGACGTCGCACGAATGATGGGTGAACTGAAGGCTGCCCGGGTGGATGACAACGGGTTTCATCAGGATAGCGTCATAGATCAAATAAACTACCTGGTGATCGCGTATCGGTTGGCAATGGAAGACGCACGGGAGTTTGGCTGAGATGACTGGCTGGGTTACATTGGGGGCACATAGTAGTTCCTATGTTTGCCGCCAGCTAGATCGCACGGAAGGCTGGCATCTGGGGTTGAGGTTCTTCCGACTAAATGCTCCAACTTGGGCGACGTTTGCTGCTGAATACTCAAGCGTCGCCCCTTTTATATTGGGGGTGAGACAGCGACGGAGTGGTGCTCGCATACGCGTGCGACCCCAAAGTGTTAACATAATGTTTATTATGAGAATTAGGAAAAGTGCGTTTTTGCTATATAAATATGGGGTTTCAGCGTGTGTGACAAATGCTCGACCATTTTGTCCGGGGGCAAAACACAAGATGTTGTGTCGTGAGTCAGCGATAACCCCCCCCACCCCGGCCATACCTAGGGGTAGTTCTTGTACAACCCCACACACACTTTCCCACCGAATTTTGCCCCCCGGCACCCCCTTTGTCTATTATCACTTTAACTGGAGAAAAATTATGGCAGGCAGACCCAAACGCAAGGCGGCCTTTGCGGAGATTGAGAAGCGCGGCGGCGCGGAGTATTTGCAGGAGTTTTTACTTTCTGGCGGGACTGTGTCTGGCTTGGCGGTAGAGTTAAACCTGGACCGGGGTTACTTGCACCGCGTCCTGGGCAAGCACGAGGGTTACAGCGCGGCGATGGAGGCTGTGCGGGAGGAGGCTGCGGACGCGCACGCCGAGGCTGGGTTTGACATTATGCGCCGCCTGCGTGAGGACCGCCGCACCGAGCGATCCGGCGCCGAGCCTGGCAGCAAGGTGAGCGAGTTGTCTGCGTTAGATATTAGTATTGCG